GGTCTTGCCGCAGCCTTCGCAGTTGGCGAAGATGGATTCGTCGCGCTGCTGGACTTCGCCGTAGCCGAAGAGCAGGGCGGTCAGCACGCCGGCCACGACCAGCGCGGCGACGGCGTTGTCGCGGTCTTTCAGGAGGCGGCGGATCATTGGGAACCTCGGGCGCGGAGCATGGCGTCGGCGTACATGTAGGCGAGCTTTGCGTCGTTCTCGACGTTCGTCATGCGGTTGTCGGGCTTATATTCGGCTGACCGCCACGGGCTATCGCCGGTAATCATTCCGAGCATGGCCTTGGCCGCGAAGTAGTCGCGCAGGGTCATGCCGTTGTGGCCCAGGTGGCGCTCGTCCCGTGGGAAGGCCGGGCCGCCGTCGTTGATCGTGCTCATGCTTTGCTCCAGGAATCGCGGCGGGCGTGCGCGCGCATCAGCGCATCGCCCAGCCGGCCAATCAGGTACGCGGCAGACAGGCCGCAAAGGGTGAAGAGGGCGAGATTCATTTGCGCGGTGCCTCTTCGAACGACACGTCCAGTTGACGGTCAGGGTCTTCGATGGCGTCGGCCAGCGTTTCCACGTAGTGCGCGCTGGCGCCGTCCATGAACTTGCTGAACAGCTCGCCGATGCGGCCGAAGGTGTCGCCGTGGGCGTAGGCCTTGGCCACCGCCTCAAAGGCTTCGGTCAGCGCCGGATGGCCAATGCTGTCCTCGTAGACCGCGTGCGCGGCGGGCTGGCGGTTCTCGCCGGTACCGCAGTAGCGCACGACTTCCTGCATGCCGTGGCGCAGCGCCATGCGCACATCCCAGGTCAGGTCCATGCGCAGTTCTTGTTCGGGCGTCAACCGGATTTCGGGGCGGGCGTTCATGGCTCAGTTCCGCCCTTCGCATTCGACCTTACGCGCCATTTCCTGGTAGTGCACCAGCGTGGCGAACCGGCGGAACTCATCGGCCCAGGTCGTGCGGATGCGCTTGCGGTTGTTCGCGTCCGCGCAGTCCCAAGCGGCGGCCAGCGCCCGGACGAACGAGTCGCCAATCAGGAGCATCTCGCGCACGGCGCGCTCGTCCGTGACGGGCGGGTAGGGCGGCTGAGGGGCGGGCGGTGCCTTGGCGTCCCGCCAGTCGGAAGCCTTGGCGCGGGCTTCCAGCGCGCAGTCCGCAGCGATCAGCGCCTCGGTGGCGCTGGCGATAGCCTCTGCTGCGTGCTGCTGGCCGTCCTGCACCGCGGCAACCAGCACCGCGCGGACGGTGTCCTCGAAGAGGTATTTCATGGTGGTCTCCCAGTTGCCCACCGGGTGGTGGGTGCATGGGAGAATTAAAGCATTCTTTCTTTCAGAAAACAAGCATGCTTTATTTGAAGCGCAAAAAAAACCGCCCCGGGTGGGCGGCTTTGGTGAGCGTCTAAGTCCGTCGTGGCTTTCGGGGCAGGGCAAACGCCGCGATCAGCGCGACCCCGGATACCCATCCGAAATGTCCGCTGCCGACGTCGCCATGCGTGCCGATCCAGACGAAGAACACAGCGAGGGAAAGACCAGCGAGCAGGATGAGCGTCTGGGCGGCAGGAGCGCGTTTCCACTCAGCAACGAATGGCGCGCGCTTGCGCTTTGAAAACAGATCGCCGAAGGCCAGCCAAAGGAGAAAGGCTGCGGACGGAAGCGCCACATAGGGCGCTATGAGTTCGGCAAGGCTCATTTTTTTTCTGTGGGACAAGGGAATGCCTGCATATGGGAAAGCATCAACAGAACGCCTCCGAGAGAATGCCTTTGAGACGGGTTCTCCCGCATGTATCTCACCCAGATGTCGGCTGACTGACCATATGTAACGCCATCCGGCTGGCAATATATCTTCGGCGCCTGGCTTCCCATTGCTTGGGCGGTTATCCCGTTCGTGAAGCCAGACACAAAGGCCACGCAGGCAAATTTGTTTGCGGGCTCACTCGATTGGCATCGTTCTAGCCAAACATTTCCACTATCAGTGTCAGCTGCCTTAGCGGCGGAATGCCCCAACATCAGGAATGCAAGAGCGGCGACAAGCGATTTTTTTCCCATGTTGCTTATTGTTCCTTACAGGGCCAAACCAGCTTTATCCATTCAGGCCTAAGCCGCGCGCGGGGCGCCAGGGCTTTTGACACCTATGGATTCTTTGAGGACTCCCTCTGTGAATCCTTCGACGCGGCCCTTTTGCGAGTCGCTGAGCGCATTCCATTGTTCCACGGTTACGGCGGTGAACGGCCAGCCTGCAGAGGGCGCCATGTACGGCTGCTCCTCACCGGTGGCCAGCCAGTAAGGGTTCACGCCAAGGTAGCGCGCCGCCCGTTCTGAATTTTCCGCTGTCAGGGCCTTCGTCTTTCCCATGATCACCTGGCCGATAGCCTGGACGCTAACGGAAATCGCGGCCGCAAGTTCTTGACGCTCGCGCCCAGCCAGGCGCAGCGCTTCGGCCAATCTTGACCCGTACGTGCTTTTCATGGGTGCAAGCGTACTTTCATTTGGGCAAAGCATGGTTGCTCCAATAAATAAAGAATGCTTTAATTGGCCCATGAAGAAATCTGACGCAACCCGACTGCTTGGCGGCACTACCGCGGCCGCCGCCCAAGCAATGGGCATCACGCCGCAAGCCTATTACCAGTGGCCGGACGAGCTGCCGCCGCGCCTGCAGGACCGTGTGGTCGCTGCCATCGCGCGCAAGCTGCTGCCCGGCGCGCTTCTGGGCGACCCGCTGCCAACCAACAAGGAAGCAGCATGACCCCATCAGTGCACCGTGGCGCGGTCGCGCCCCTCAGTGGCCCAGGCCATCCGCTCGCGCTCGGCAAGAAGCGCGTCGAAGACGGCCAGGATCGCCTGCTCGCTGGGTTCCACAAAGGTGCGGCGGGCGATCTGCTCGGCGTGCCGCAAGACGTTTTCGGTTTCGGTCAGTTTTTCCATCCCTCCAGTCTGCCCAGGGGCTTATTCCTGGGCATTCCCTTTTTCTGGAATAGCCATGAACACGCTTGAGCCGGCTGGAATGGCCGGGCCCCACGTCATCGAAACCGCGCTCCGTGTAGCGCTGACGAACGACAAGATCAAACAGCGCCTACTGGATGAAACCCAGTGGGATAGCTCCATGCCTGGGAAAGTCCTGAAGGGCGAAACCGGCATCACCATCAGCAAGCTCGACGCGCTTTGCCGTGCGCTGGGCCTGACCATCGTTGAGGTCAGCTACATGGATTACCTGGCCCGTGGCAATGAGATCGGCTCGCGCTGCTGCAAAGCCCGCCTCAGCATGGGTAATTGCGGGGCCCGGTGAAGATGAGAGCCGCCAACCCGCAAGCGAAGGGCGGCCGCATTGCCCGCCTGGCCGGCAGCCTGTGCCGCAACCCTGACTTCCTGGCCTTCTGCAGCGCCCGCAACCCGGACGAAGCCGCCGCATACATCCGCCGCGTGTGCCATGTCGAATCGCGCGCCGAGCTCGACCACGACCCGCAGGCGTGCCACCTCTTTCACGAGCTGGTGCGCAAGCCGTTTGCCTATAGGACGGCCGCATGAATTACTACCCGCACCACATCGGGGATTACCTGAAAGACACGGCGCACCTCACGATGATCGAGGACGGAGCCTATCGTCGGCTGATCGACCTGTACTACCTGCACGAGCAGGCCTTGCCCGTTGAAAAGCGACAGGTCTATCGCCTTGCCCGAGCTTCGACGCCTGCCGAGCGCAAGGCGATCGACACGATCCTGGACGAATACTTCAGCCCCAGCGAAGACGGCTGGATGCACCGCCGCTGCGAAGAAGAGCTGAGCCGCAGCCGTGGCAAGACCGAGGGCGGAGACACCAAGCGGGAGAACGAAAAGGAGCGTCAGCGCCGTCACCGGCAACGCCGTGCCGACCTGTTCGAAGCTCTGCGCGGTCACGGAATCACACCCGCCTGGGACACGCCGACAGCAGAGTTACAGGAACAACTGTCACGCGTAGAAGGAAGCGCCAGTCACGGACCTGTCACGCCACCTGTCACGCGTGACGCAACGGCTATCCATAAGCCAATAACCAATAACCAAGAACCAATAGGGGGGGAGCCCCCATCATCTCCACCAGAATCGCGTGACAGGTCCGGGACCGAAGCCGGCACGGGAACGGGCGAATACCTGCCCAACCCCACGCCCTACGGCGCCATGGCCAGGCTGCTGCGCGCCCAAGGCCTCACCGATGCAAACCCAGGCAACCCGGTGCTGCGCACCTGGGTGGACAAAGGCCTGACCGCTGACGAAGCCATGGCCGGGCTGGAAGTCGCCCGGGCGTCGAAGTCCGCGCCCAGCCCGATGACCTGGCCGTACCTGGCCCGTGTGCTGGAGACGCAACGCGAGAAGGCTGCGCAAACCGTGCCGGACAAGCCGAAGCAGGGCGCCGCGCCTAAGCCGGAGCAGGACCGCTGGTGGATGTCCGACGGCGGCATTGATCGCAAGGGCCGTGAGCTGGGCATGTTCGCCCGTGGCGGCGAAACCTATCCGGCGTTCAAGGACCGGATCTTCGAAGAACTGCGCCGCCGTGGTGCACAGGAGCAAGCCGCATGAGCTACGCCGACGAAGCCGCCGCCGTGTCCAGCCAGGCTCCCGCCCACAACCCGCGCATGTGCTGCGTCCGAGGGTGCATGCTGCCGGGCTCGATCGCAGACAGCACCACCGGCGCGTCGGACTGGTTTTGCCATCTGCACCACGGCGCGCCGTACGCGGAACAGGCCGGCATCACCGCGCGCATGCACAACCGGCGCAACCTGTTCATCCTGGCCGGCCGCCTCAAAGCCGCATTGCCCGGCCAGCCCATTCCCGACAACGTTGTGCCCTGGCTGCGCCGCCACGGTCGCAACGACTTCGCCGACGCCATCAGCCGCGCCGGCCAGCGCAGAACCGCGCAGGCGCTCGGTGCCCTCATGCTGCGCACCCTCGTCGACGAATGCGCCACCCCGCAGCAGCGTTTCGCCGACCCCGATTCCAAAACCAAGGCCGTCAGCGATAGCTGGCACAAGGCCGTCGACCTCGTGGGTGACCTCGCATGAACGACACCATCCTGGCCGCACAGGCCGACATTGCTCTGGACCCGCTGGCGGGTTGTCTCGGGGAAGCGAACGCCGCAGCCTTCAGGAAAGTCACAAGCGACGTGCTCGCGTTCGGCACCGGCGGCATGCTCATCGACGCCGAGGGGAAAGCGCAGGCACTGGGGCCTGGGGAGCTTCTCCCGCCTGCGTCCATCGCGCGCGCGCACGTTTCGCCGCCCCTTGGCCTGGACGTGGCGCAGGCCGGCTTGTTCGCGCCCGAGGCACCAGCCGCTGCGGTCAACGTCAACATCCTGGCTCTGGACCTTGGCACAAAGCTGGGCTGGGCGATGCTGCCCCGCGGTGGCCAGATTACCCACGGCACCGAATCGTTCGCGCCGCGCAAGTCCTGGTCGCCCGGGCAGCGCTGGCAGCGGTTCCGCACGTTCCTGCATGAGGTGGTCTCGCGCCACAACATCCACGTCATCGCCTACGAGGACGTCAAGCGCCACGCCGGCACGGACGCCGCGCACGCCTACGGCGCCTTCCAGGCGCTCACCGAGCTGGTGGCCGACAGCCACCGCGTGCGCCTGGTGCCGGTGGGTGTGGGCACGATCAAAAAGCACTGGACGGGGAAGGGGAACGCGGACAAGGACGCCATGCTGGCCCAGGCGCGCACCCGTGGATTCCGCCCCGAAACCGACAACGACGCTGACGCCCTGGCCATCCTGCACTGGGCCGTGGCCCAGGAGCGTGCCCAATGAGCCGAACCCCCGAGCAGATCGCCCACGCCCGGTACGTACGCCGCGCCGCCACCGCCAAGATCCGCCAGGCCGGGCACGACTTCGGCGGCCGCATCACCGACGCGCTGGTGTGCGCGCAGATCCAGCGCCTGACCGGCGAGCCGCTGCCAAACCGCGGCTCGGTCATCGCCTACATGCAGAAATTCGTCCTGACCCCGGTCGGCGAGCCCGTGCCCAGCCGCCAGCACGACGCCCTAAACGCGCCGGCCTACCGCCTGGATCGCTTCCTGCGCGCCATGGCCGCCCGCGCCGCCATGGTCCAGCGGCCACTGGTGCATGCCGTCAGCCGCGTCGACAACTGGCGGACGCTGGGGGAGGCCGAGGCATGACCAGGATCCAGCCCGCAGAGCCCGTGGACTGGAAGCGCATGTTCCTGACCCTGCGCGGGGAGGGCTACACGCTCTACGACGTGTCCAACTTCGTCGGGATTCCCCGCATGACGCTGCAGGGCTGGATGAACGGCGCAGAGCCCCGGCACCAGGACGGTGAGACGGTAATCCGCTTCTGGTCCGAGGCGACACAGCTTCCGAGGGAGGCGCTGCCTGTGCGTCCGCGCGCGGAATTCGCCAGCCGTTTGGCCGAGTCCAGGCAATAAAAGACGGGATTCCGTCCATACGCCAGCAACACAATCGGCTCCGATCTTCCCCCACAAGACGGAGCCGAGCATGGCCAAACGCAATCTCCAGGTCCAGACCCCGGGCGAGACGCCCGTCACGCCGCCCGAAGGTGACCAGGCGCCGGCCCATGTCCAGACCACCGAATCCACCCCGACGCCGCCGGAAACGCCCGCCGAGAAGCCGGCCGAGCCGCCCAAGGCCGCGAAGAAGCCGGCCGAGCGCCCGAGCTACGCCACCATGGCTGCTGCCGACATCGATCCCTTCACCCTGACCGCGCCCGTGCTGTCCCGCGATGGCTGGGTCGTGCCCGCGAAGAAGGACTGACTATGTGCGGGAAGTTCGTCAAGCAAGTGCTGGACCCCGCGGGCCTGAACAAGCGCTGGGATGACCCGCCGGACACGCCCGATTCCACGGCGGTCGATCCCGAGGCTGAGCGCAAGAAGGCCGAGAACGAGGCCGCCGCCGCGGCAAATGCCAAGGTCGCGGAGCAGTCGCGCCAGCGCCGCGCCAACAGCCTGCTGTCATCGGGCGGCGGCACGCAGACGCAGCAGGCCCAGACGTCTTCCGTCCTGGCCTACGGCAAGAACAAGCTCGGGGAGTAACCCGCCGTGTCGCAAGTGGATCTCGCCACCTCCATCATCCGCCGCCTGGGCGAACTCAAGGGCCTGCGCACGCCGAACGAAGACACCTGGCGCGAGTGCGGCGACTACAGCTTCCCGATCCGGTCGCAGGGCTTCTACGGCGAGCGCGAGGAACTGAGCGGCACGCAGACCAAGCAGGCCCAGATGTACGACTCCACGGCGCCGGACGCCGCGCGCATCCTGGCTTCCAGCACGCAGACAGGCAGCACGCCGTCGAACACGCGCTGGTTCGGGCTGACGGTGCAGGACCAGCAGGATGGCGAGCGCCAGTGGCTGGATGCGTCCGCGCAGAGCCTGTGGACCGAAATCCACGCCAGCAACTTCGATGCCGAAAGCATGGACGGCCTGTTGGACATGGTGGCCTTCGGCTGGTTCGTCATGTTTGTGAACCTGGTCCAGGACAACGACGGCGCGGTCAGGGGCTTTCAATTCGAACTGTGGCCCGTCGGCAGTTGCTACTGCGCATCCTCCACCCCGGCCGGCCCCATCGATACGATCTTCCGCCCCTATTGCCTCACGGTGGAGCAATGCGTTTCGCAGTTCGGCATGGCCAGTGTCAGCGAAAAGGTGCGCGAACTCTACGATTCCGAGAAGTACGACGAGAAAGTCAACCTGATCCACGCGATCTACCCGCGGCGCCACGGGCGCCAGGGCGCGGTGCGGGCGCGCAACATGCCGTTCGCCTCGGTGTACGTGGATTGCGACAGCAAGGTAGTGGTGCGCGAATCCGGTTTCCATGAGCAGCCGTTCTTCGCGCCGCGTTGGACGCGTATCCCGAATTCGGTCTATGCGGTCGGGCCGATGTTTGATGCTCTGCCTGACACCAAGACCATCAACAAGCTGGCCCAGATGGAACTGGCCAACACCGATATCGCCGTCGCGGGCATGTGGATCGCCGAAGATGATGGCGTCCTGAATCCCCGTACGGTCAAGGTCGGCCCGCGCAAGATCATCGTGGCCAACAGCGTCGACAGCATGAAGCCGCTGCAAACTGGGGCGGACTTCAACATCTCGTTCACGAAGCGCGCCGACCTGGAAGCCAAGATCCGCAAGATCATGATGGCCGACCAGTTGCCGCCCATGGAGGGACAGCCGCGCACGGCCACCGAGTTCTACGCGCGCATCAACCTCATCCGCCAGTTGCTGGGCCCGGTCTACGGCCGGATGCAGTCGGAGTACCTGAAGCCGCTGATCAATCGCTGCTTCGGCCTAGCTTTCCGCGCCGGCCTGTTCGATCCGCCTCCGCAATCGCTGGCCGGCCGCCCCTACAGCATCGTCTACCTGTCGCCCATGGCGAAGAGCCAGAAGCTGGAAGAGGTCAGCGCCATCGAGGGAACCTTCGCCGCGGTGGCCCAACTGGCGGCCGCCAAGGGCGATCCCACGGTGTGGGACAACTATGACGTGGACGAGGGCATGCGGATCGCGGCTGACGGCCGCGGCGTTCCAGCCAAGATCGTGCGCAACGCGGATGACGTGGCCGAGATCCGCCGCATTCGCGCCGAGCAGGAACAGCAGGCCCAGCAGCAGGCCATGCAGCAGCAGATTGGCATGGAAGCGGCGAGCGCCGGCATTCAACGGATGGCACAGCAATGACCGCAGAACCCAGCGTCTACAAGGAAATCTTCGAGGACGACCGGCGCGGCGCCGCGGTGCTGGAAGACCTGATCCAGCGATTTGCGCGGCCCCAGGTGAACAGCGGCGGCATCGATGCGGTCCTCAAGACCTACGAGCGCGGCGGCATGCGCCTGGTGCTGGACTTCATCACGGCGCAGATCAATCGGGCCAACGGCGTGCCCGACGTAAACGCCGAACCAGGAGAGTGATCAATGTGGATTCGTGGACTGATGCATCGCGTCATGCAGGAAGCTGGCGAGGATGGTGGCGGCGCTGGTGGCGGCACCGGGGCCGATGGCTCCGGCGGCAATGACGGCGCGCCCGCAGGTGGTGCGAACGCCCCAGCCACTGCGGGAGGTGATGGCGCCGCGCCTGCGGCCCTCTCCCTCCTGAAGCAGGGAGAGGGCGGTGCTGATCCCCTTCCGCAGGAATTCATTCCCGAGAAATATCGCGTGACGAAGGAGGGCGGGGATTTCGACCTGGAAGCCTCGGCACGAAAGCTCGCCGACGCGCATGGTCATCTCGAAAAGCGCCTGGGCACGGGCGACGTTCCGCCGAAGGAAATGGGCGAATACAAGGTCCAACCGCCCGAGACGATGGCCGATTACAAGGCCGCGGAGGATCCGGCCATGCAGGCCTTCCTGGCCGACGCGCATAAAGCCGGTCTGACGCAGGCACAACTGGACGTGGTCATGAAGCACCACTTTGAGGGCGCCCAGAAAATGGCGCAGGGTTTCCAGGCGTTGGACCTGCAGCAGGCCACCGAGCAACTGCAGAAGGTGTGGGGAAAGGACGAAGCCACGTTTCACCGCAATGCGGGCCTGGCCCATGCCGGCGCCGCCGCCGCCGCCGAGCGCGCGGGGGTCAGCATGGACGAGATCGAGGCGGCGGGCCTGGGCAACAACGCCGTTTTCCTGCGCCTGATGTCCGCCATTGGCTCCGAGTTCCAGGAAGATGCCGGCCCGGGCAAGACGTCATTCCGCGCCTTCGGCGAAGACGACGTCCAGCAGTTGATGCTGTCGGACGCCTACAAGAACCCGCGCCATCCGGACCATGCCAAGGTCAGCGAGCGCGTGCGCACCTACTTCGAGCGCAAGCACGGCAAAGAAGTCGTCGCGTAGCTCCCTCAAAAAGACGGGATTCCGTCTATCTCTCAGCGTGACCATTGCGGGCATTCACCGGCCCGCATGGCACGCGGACACCCGGTAAGAGCCCTCCCAGTGGTGCGGTAGCCGGCAGCAGTGGGCGACTTATGCGGGCCCCTCAGGGACACCCCGCCAGGCGAATTGAACCGATCAATCCGTTTGGAGTTGTCCATGTCGAACACCATTACCCAAGCGTTCGTGATCCAGTGGGACACGACCATCCGTCTGCAGGCCCAGCAACTGGATTCGCGCTTCGCTGGCTGCGTCACCGACCGCGGCACCATCACCGGCGAGTCCTTCACGGCCAACCGCCTGGCGCCGCTCGATGACATGCCCGAGAACACCGTCCGTCACGGCGACACCGTCTTCTCCGAGGCCACCCACAGCACGCGCGTGGCGCTGATGCGCGATTTCTTCCAGGCGCTGCCCGTCGATCGCAACGACGAGCCCAAGGTGCTGGCCAACCCCCTGAATGGCAGCTACATGTCGTCCTTGGTGGCGGCCCACAACCGCCGCAAGGACTCGATCATCTACAACGCGCTGATCGGTAACGCCCAGACCAAGGACGGCGCCCAGATCGCGCTGCCCGCCGGGCAGATCATCACCGCCGGCGGCACGGGCTTCACCAAGGCGAAGCTGCTGACCGCGCGCAAGATGTTCCGCAAGAACGAAGCCGATTCGCACAACGGCGAAGAGCTGTACATCACGTACACGGCCGAAATGCTGGAAGACATCCTGGCGGACACCACGCTGACCAGTGCCGACTTCCTGGCTGTGAAGATGCTCCAGGACGGCGACGTCTCGGGCAACTGGATGGGATTCCGCTGGAAACCCTACGAAGCCGTGCAGATCACTGGCGGCAATACCGCCCGCACGGTGGCCTGGGCGAAGTCGGCCATCCACTTCGGCTCCGGCTACGTGGAAGGTACGGCCGGTCGCCGCAAGGACAAGAAGAACCTCATGCAGGTGGACATGGGCGCGTCCCATGGCGCCGTGCGCGTCGAGGAAGAGAAGGTCGTCGCCATCGACTTCACCTTCTAACCCTCGATCCCCTGATCGAAACTCCTGGAGAAAACCATGGCTGAAGTGAACAGCGTGCAAGCGCAAAAGTTGGCGGACCGTAAGAAGCTGCTCCCCGCCGAATCCCACGGCCGCCAGCGCGTGCTGGTGGCGACCCTGCCGGCTACCCATGCCGCGTATGCCATCAACGACACGATCCTGCTGGGCGTGGTGCCGGTGAACAGCCGATTTCTGACCGGCGGCGTGCTGTCGGTGGGCGGCGCCGGCACTGCCAGTTCGGTGATAGACATCGGCATTCGCAACGCCAATACCAAGGTTGTCATCGACGCCGACGGCGTGGCCGATGGCGTCGATATCTCGGCGGCCGGCAAGATCGATGCGGACACCGGCGTCCTGGTGGCGGCCGCCGCTGACTACATCACGCCGGTCGACGTGGAGGTGTATGCCACGGTTCTGGGCGCGGTGTTGGCGGCCAACCAGCAAATCCGCTTCGAAATTCCGTACGTGACCGACTGACCTTTTCCGTGGTCATCCCCTGGGTTCCAGCGGGACGTTGCCGGGGGCTTGTCCCCCGGCTTTTTCTTTTCAGGTGCCAGAATGTCCACCGCCAGCGAAATTTCCATCTGCTCCAATGCCCTGCAACGGCTGGGCTCCGACCCGATCGCCAGCTTTCAGGAAAACTCCCGATTCGCGGGCCGGTGCGCCAATATCTGGCCGACGGTGCGCAACATGGTCCTGCGAGCCCACCCGTGGAACTGCGCGACCAAGCGCGTGATCCTGGCGCCTCTGACTGAAGCGCCGCCCTTCGACTATGGCTACCAGTTCAATTTGCCCACGGACTGGCTCAAGACTGTGCAGGTGGGGCGCATCAATTGCCCGCTCACGTACCAGCAGGAAGGGCGCCGAATCCTCGCGCGCGTGAACGCGCTTCCGCTGGTCTACATCTGGGAGAACGCCAACCCAGGCACCTGGGACGATTCCATGGTGGAGGCGGCGGAAATCCTCATGGCTGGGGCGATGGCGTACACGGTCACCGCCTCTACGACGCTGCGCGACAGCCTCAACCAGGAGGGGCAGTTCAAGCTGAAGGTGGCAAAGGCCATCGACGGCCAAGACCAGCCGCCGGAAGAATTCGGCGATTCGCCGCTGACCATGGCCAGGTTCTGAGGGGGCAGCATGCCGCGCATCAGCACGATCCAGACCAATTTCACGGCCGGCGAGATCTCTCCGAAGGTGCGCGGCCGCGTCGACGTGGCACGCTACCAGAACGGTGCCGAGGCCTTGCGCAATGTCATCGTCAATGTGTATGGCGGCGCGGAACGCACGCCCGGCACGCGAATGATTGCTCCGGTGAAGAACGAAGTCAGCCGCACGCGCACCGTGCCGTTCGTGGTCAACCGTGACACGTCCTATGTCCTGGAGCTGGGTGACTTCTACATGCGTGTCTTCCGGGCCAGCGCCGGCCAGATCGTCGTGGGTCCGGTGCCGTATGAGATCGCCACGCCATGGTCGGCCGCTGCTGTTTGGCAGCTTCGATATGCGCAGAAGGATGACACCATGTTCTTCACGCATCCGCAGGTGACGCCGCAGATGCTGCAGCGCCTGACGGAGACGAACTGGCGCCTGCGCGCAGTGCCGTTCTCCGTGCTGCCGTTTGCCGAAATCGGGATTACCCATCTCTTCCAGATGACGATCAGCGATCCCACGGTGGGTCCGTCGCGCACGGTCAGCACGCCGTCTCCTGCGTTTCTGAATAGTGATGTGGGGCGCCAGATCATCGCCGGCCCAGGCATCGCCAACATCACCGGGTTCATCAACACGACAAACGTCGTCGTGAGCGTCGAATCGGAATTTCTCTCCACGGTGGTCGGGTCTGGTGATTGGGTTCTTGCGGGTTCTCCCCAGGCTCCTCTCAAGCCGAGCGAGAAGGGGACCGTAGGCAAGACCATCACGCTGACGATGCAGTCCACCACGACGCCTGGGACGCCGCAGCCGCAGAAAACTATCACCAATCTCGTGCACAACACGACGACGACCGCGCGCGCCACGGTGGTGGCCCATGGATACTCCTCGGGCGATCTTGTGAGAGTCGAGAACTGCCAGCCGACTGACTACAACAAGCAGACCACTATCACGGTCGTCGATGCCAATACCTTCGAGTATGGAGGGCTGACCGGAAGCGTGGCTGACCCGACGGTGCTGGGAACGGTGCGAAAGCTGCCGGGATCGGTAACCACGGGATACGACGGATTCCGCCCGGGCGACGTTGGCCAGTACATCCGAATCAACCGCGGACTGGTGTTGATCACCGAGTTTATCGATCTGCGAAACGTCCGAGGAGTGGTGCGGACTGACCTGGATTCCGATGTGGAAGCGCCAGCCGGGGCGTGGAGCCTGGAGCAAAGTGTGTGGGGACCGACCTATGGATATCCAAAGGCGGTCACCATCAACCAGCAGCGCCTGGTGTTCGGTGGCACGGAGCGCGATCCGAACGGATGCTGGGGTAGCCGCACGGGCCTGTATTTCGATTTCACCATTGGCGACCTGGATACTGACGCCTTCTTCTATGCGCTGGACGGAGAGAGCAACGGCATCCAGCACTTGGCGAGCGTGCGCGCTTTGCTGGCGCTTACCCTGGGAACGGAATGGACGCTGGCCGGCGGCGTCGAAAAGCCGCTCACACCCACGAACGTGCAGGCGAAGGACCAGAGCGTGTACGGCACCACGGACGTTCGGCCAGCCCGGATAGGCGATGAACTGGTCTTCGTGCAGCGGGCGGGCACCAGCGTGCTGGCCATGTCGTACAGCGTCGCCACCGATTCGTACCGCTCCCCCGACCTGACCACCTTGTCCGAGCATCTGCTGCGATCGGGCGTCGTGGATATGGCCTACCAGCAGAAGCCCATGTCGATCCTGTGGTGTGTCTGCGCGGACGGATCCCTGGCCACCATGACTATCGACCGCGACGAGGGCGTCATTGCCTGGACCAGGCAAGAAACCGACGGCGCCTTCGAGAGCGTCTGCGTGGTCCCGGCGGGCGCGGTGGATGAAGTGTGGGTGACCGTGCGCCGCACCGTGAATGGCGCGACGCGCCGCTACGTGGAGCGCTTCGACCCGGCGGCCTACTGCCATGCCGCAGCCTTCGGCACCGATCCTGCCGGAAAGCGGGTATGGGACGGACTGGCCCACCTGGAGGGCAAGACGGTAGTGTGCAACGCCGATGGCGCCAAGATGGATCCCATGCTGGTGGTGGGCGGCGAGGTGACCTTGCCTAGGCCTGCCAAGCAGGTGCAGTTCGGCCTGCAGGTGGTCCCGCGCGTGAAGCTGTTGCGACCGGAGATTGGCACTCCCACGGGTACTGCGCAGGCCAGCAATATGCGGCCTCATGAGTTCTACGCGCTCTTTCTGGACACGGTTGGCGCGAAGATCAATGGGCTGCCCGTCAACCTGCGCAAGTTCGGGCCCGGCATCCTGGACCAACCGCCCGCGCCATACAGCGGCTGGGAGGGCGTCGGAGCCACCGGCTGGGAAAAGGGCGAAATGTACTGCGAGTTCACGCAGCCCGATCCGCTCCCCTTCCACCTGCTCGCCGTTGTGCGGAAATGGACCACCAATGATTAGACACGCCACCCATTCGGACATCGACGCGCTGCTGCCGTTGGCCGCGGCGATGCATGCCGAATCCAGATTCCGCGCTCTGGATTTCGACGAAAGCAAGATGCGGGCCCTGTTCGAGCACCTGGCAGGGAATGAGAACGGCTGCCTGCTCACGGTCGAGCACGACGGCGCCCTGCACGGGGTGCTGGCCGGCGGCCTGGCGCAGGACTTCTTCGGCAACACCGTGGCTGCCTTCGAATATGGCGTCTACGTCGCGCCGGCGCGGCGCGGCTCGATGGATGGTGTCCGCCTGGTGAAGGCATATCTGTCTTGGGCGCGCGAGCGTGGCGCCGTTTACATCAACATGGGGGTCACGACCGGCGTGACGACCGACCGGACTGGCGCGCTCTATGAGCGGCTGGGTGCCAAGAAGGTCGGGGATCTCTATTCCTGGGGGTTGTGACATGGGATGGTTTGCATTGGCCGCGATGGCGGTCGGAACGGTTCTTCAGGCCCAGAGCCAGAAAGAGCAGGGCCAGCAGCAGCAAGAACTGGCCAATGCGCAGGCGGAGCAGCAGGATATCCAGGCCGCCCAGGAGCGAGACGCCGCCATGGCGCAGGCGGAGAAGATTCGGCGCGCCGGGCGCCGACAAGCCGCGGAGGCCGAGGCCGCCTACGCCGCGTCTGGTGTGTCCGTGGGAACCGGTACACCCGTGCGCATCAACGAATCCATATATCGGGATTCGGAGGAGGATGCCTTCAACGCGATTCTCACGGGCGAACGCCGCGGCCGGGCGTTGAACACCGAGGCCAACCTGACGCGCACCTCTGGCGCGAATGCGCGCAGCGCGGGCAACACGGCCGCAACCACCAGCCTGCTCAGTGGCGCGGCCCAATACGGAATGTGGAAATACAAGGGGTCAACGAAATGAGGATTCCTGTCGGGAACTTCGGAAATCAGGTTGCCCAGCCCGCACCGGGCGTGAACGTGCCGACCGGCGCGTACGTGACGGGCAAGGCCGCGGCCATGCAGCAGGCCGGCCAGCAGCTCGCCGGTATCGGAGCCGACCTGCTGGAGACGCACAGCCGCGCGCAGACCCTGCGCCAGCTCACCGAATCCAAGGGAGCGCTCATCAGCCTGCAGGACCGGATCTCGCGCTCCGTGGAGGCTGGTGAGCTGGACCCAACCAAGGCGCAGAGCGCTTGGGAGGAGCAGTCCCGCAAGCTCATGAGCGACCAGCTATCGAAAGTGGCCATGGGACAGCGCGAGACGGTCGGCGCGCAGTTGGGCGAACTGGGGCAATCCCTGGGCTTCCGCGTTCGAGACACGGCGACGAAGCGCGTGCAGCAGAACATCGGCGGCGAGCTGACGGCGCTGGGCATTTCGCTCGAGCGCGAGCCGGACCCGGCCGTCGCCTCCCAACGGTACGACCAGGCCGTGCGCGCCATGGGGCCGTCCGCCGGCTGGGCACCTGCCCAGATCGAGAGCAACATCAACACGTTCCGGGAGAAGGCCTACGCGACCAAGGCCTACAGCTTGGTCAATGGCGCGCGCAACAGTATGGCCGACCTGAACAAGGTGGAGGCGATGCTGAATTCGGACGAGTTCGCCGCGCTGGATCCCCAGCGGCGCGCCGTGTTGCTGAACACGACGGCCGGGTACAAGACGGCGCTGGAGCAGCGCGCGGTGGCGGCGGCGCAGCGAGCCGAAATCGCCGCGGCGCGGCGCGACCGGCAGGCAGCCGGCATCCTGGCCGAGGTGCAGCAGCTTTCCACCCAGGGCAAGAAACTGGATCCGGGGTATCTGGCCGGCGCGGCGTCGGCCATGCAGGGGACGCCTTACGAAGCCGCGTTCCAGGCCGCCGTCGCGCAGGCGCCGGCCGGCACGGCGTTCGCCATGCAGCCGCTGCGCGACCAGCGCGAGATGCTGGACGGACTGCTGGCCGAGGGCAACAGCCGCGGCTGGACGCCCACGCGGCAGGACATGTTCGACAAGATGCAGAAGTCCTACGAAACCTCCCAGCGCGAGTACAAGGAAGATCCGCTGCGCGCCGCGGTCGACCGCAACGTGCTGCCGGAGTTGGCGCCCCTGGACGTGGGCAGCGGCATCCCGGGAATCGTGCAGGGGGTGCAGGAGCGCCTGCAGCAGGCCCAGCAGGTGGAGGTTGTCGCCGGCCGGCCGGTGTCGCCCTTTACGTCCGATGAGGCCCTGACGGTGGCATCCATGTTCAACGCGCTGCCGGCCGATCAGCGCGCCACCAGCATCGCGACGCTGTCCAAGGCGGTGGGCACGCACACGATGTCGGCGATTGCGGCCCAGCTGGATAGCAAGGACCGCACGCTGGCCCTGGCGGCCGCGCTCGGCGATCAGCAGCGCCCGAACGGTGGTCTGGTGTCGGAGCAGGTCCTGCGCGGCGAACAGGCCATCAAGGACAAGCGGGTCGCCGAGGCGGACGTTTCCCGCTGGCGTTCGGAGATCGCTGCGGAGGTGCGCGGTGTCTTCGCGACGCCCGAGATGGAGAACGCGGTGATCGATTCTGCGGTGCGCGTGCGCGCGGATGCTGACGTGCGCCGGGAAGGCCGCAGCATCCGCAGCGCCGTGGAAACCGTCGCCGGCGGCATCATCGACTTCAACGGCAGCAAGATCCCGCTCCCCCTGGGCATGACCGAGAGCCAGTTCGAACGCGGCCTGGTCGCGCTGACGCCGGAAAGCTTCGCCGACCAGACGCCCGATGGGACTGTTCTGGTGGCAGGCAAGAAAGTTCCCGTCACCGATTTCGTCAAGGAATTGCCCAATGCGGTGCTGCGCCACGCAGGACAAGGCCGCTACACCGTGTCGTCCGGAACAGGTGTTGTGCTGAATCAGGCCGGACAACCGGTCATCGTGAGGGTAAGCAATGGCACTCGATGATGCCTACCAGGGCGAGATAAACGAAGCGCTGCGCAACCGCGCGCAGCTCGCGCCGATAGCGCCAGGCCCCGAGCGGGGCTTTAGCTTTTGGGGCATGGCGAAGTCCCCATTCACCGGCGCGGCGGCGGGCACGTTGGAGTCCGGTGCATTCTTGTCCGATGCCGTGGGTGCGTTCGGTACGGCCATGGCGACCACGGGCACGACGGGCGTGCTGCCCTTTGCCGAGACTGAGGAACAGCGCGTCTGGCGCGAGCAGGGCACGGGCGCGGCGCGCAAGGCGCTGGACGACGGCACGGCGTTCAGCAGCAGTACCGGCGACACCCTGCGCGATGCGAGCCGCTGGCTGGGGCCGAACCCGCAGACCGCCAGCACGGCCGAACAGATGATGTTCGGCTTTGCCAAGACCATCACAAAGGCGGTCGGCTACACGGTGGCCACTGGCAACCCGCTGACTGGCGCGGCGCTGACCGGCGCGGACGAGGGCGTGACCGCCTCTGACGAGTTGCGTCGGCAGGGAGTCGACCTTGCCACCCGCGCGAGCGTGGGCGCCGTCACCGGCCTGACCACAGGCGTCGGCGTGGCGCTTCCCGTGGCAGGCAAGACGCTGGCGGGCACGCTGGGCTATGCGGCGGGCGGTGGCCCGGGCCTGTTCATCGCCCAGCAGCAGATGACGCGCGACATCCTGAACAACGCCGACTACAGCGACCTGGCTGACCAGTACAACCCGTTCGATCCCGTGGGCCTGGCGGTGTCCACGCTGGTGCCGGCGGCGTTCGGCGCATGGGCGCTGCGCGGACGCACGCGAGCGGCAGCCCGGGAAGGGCAGGCGGCTGCACCGGAGGCGGCGCCGGCCGCCGACGCCGCACAAGCGCCGCGCGGCCCGATGCAGCAGGAGCTGGTCGACGCGGCGCGCGTGCAGCGCGTGCGCGAGGTGGTGGATTCCTGGAATCTGGCCGACCCGGCAGACGTGCGCGCGGCGAACGACGCCATGATGTCGGTGATGCGCGCCTCGGCGCAGATGGCCGACGGCCTGCCGGTCTACGTGGCCGACCAGTTCCCCATGAAGGAAGCCTACGCGGCGCGTGCGCTGGAAACCATGGTGGCGCGGTCGGAGGCAGCGCGGGCGGAATTGCTACCGCAGGCAGAGGCACTGGCCGACCCCGGGGCCATCCGCGCGCTGCGCACGGAGATCCAGGCCTTGGCGCAGGGTCGTCGTTCATCGGCCGACGATGTCGAGGTCCGCGCGCTGGCCGACCAGATCCGGGCCGCAGAGCCGCGCACCGGCGCGCGTGCCGCGCTGAACCGCGCGCGGCAGGAGCTGGATGCCCGGGCACAGGAGACGGACGCGCGCATCGCCGCGCTCGAAGCCCAGATCGAAAGCAACGCCGACGCCATGGCTGCGCGCCAAGCGCTGGCGGTGCTGGACGAGCGCATCCAGCAGATGAAAGCGGAACGCGCCGCCATCGATGCGCCTGCCACTACCATGACGCCGGTAGCGGCGGGCGTGCGCGAGGCAAGCCGTGCGGCTGAATCCCCGTTCCAGATCCCGGAGCGCGGCCGGCAACCGACCGCCGCGCGGGCAGATTCCAGCGGCACGCTGCCGGGCGTCCAGGAATTCGCACCCGGCACCGACCTGGTAACGCCGACCGCTTCCCGCGCCGACGTCGATCCGATTGCGCCGCCGGCCAAGCTGCCCACCACCACGGCGCAAGCCACCAGCGACGCCTATGTCACGACGCGCCTGGCGGAAATCGAAGCCGCCCAGCCGGACCTGCCGGTGCGCATGGACGGCGACGCGGAAGACGTGCCGCTCTCCGAGGCAATCCGCCGCCTGAACGAACAACTGGCCAGGGACGACGCCGACGCCGACCTTCTGGCCGTGGCCGCCAACTGCTTCATCAGCGCGGCATAAGGAAACGACATGCTGAAAAAATGTATCGACCAGGTGAACGCGGCTGCCGGCCGCACCCTCAGCCAGTCCGAAATCAAAGCGATCGATGACCGGATCACCGGCACGGCGCAGGCACTGGCCCGGCAGGACCGCGCCGCTTGGCTGGCGCTCACGCCTGCCCAGCGCACCCTGGCCGCTGCCGAGCGCGCCATGCAGGACGCCCGCGCCGAAGCCCGCCTGAAGTTGCAGCGCCAGCAGCTCCAACTGGTCAAGCGCGCTGACGTGGACGCCGAGATTGCAGAAATCCAGGACGTGTTTGGGGACAGCCGGTCCCGCGCCCTGGTGCGGCACATGGAACAGACGGACGCCTACATCAAGGGCGTCAAGGATCAATACTGGTCGCAGCTGCGCAGCCTGTTCGATGCCGCGGCGTCTTCCGAGGGGGTATCGGCAGGACGGCGCGCCCTCCAGTTCCTATTCGACGTCGAAAACCCGCAGATGACGCGTGACCTGGCCGTCGAGGTGTTCGCGCGCGGCGAGGGCGGCACGGGCAACCGGCTGGCGGTGGAGGCGGCCAAGGCTTGGGGCACGACGGTCGAGACGATGCGCCAGCGGTTCAACAACGCGGGCGGCGACGTCGGCCGGCTGGAATACGGATACCTGCCGCAGGGCAGCGACCAGGGCCGCGTGCTGGCTGCCGGCCAGGATGCCTGGGTGCAGCAGACACTGCCAAAGCTGGACCGCAACCGCTACGTGCGGCCGGACGGTCGCCTGATGGACGACGCGGAAATGACGGCGTTCCTGAAGGCGACCTGGGAAACCCTGTCTTCGGGCGGCCTGAACAAGCTGGAGCCCGGCGGCTTTCGAGGCACCGGCGCGCGCGCCAACCGCGGCAGCCAGACCCGACAGCTTCACTGGCGCGACGGCCACGCCTATATCGAATACATGAGCGAATACGGCCAGGGCAGCATGTACGACGCTATGAACGGGCATATCTCCGGGCTGGCGCGGGATATCGCGCTGGTCGAGCGCTACGGCCCGAACCCGGCGCACCAGTTCCGCGTGCAGGCCGATATCGCCGAAAAGCAGGACGGCGGCGTCAAGCGCTCATTCATCAACCAGCCCGAGGCCTATTTCGACGTGCTGACCGGCAACGCCGGCGCGGTGCAGAACGCCAACCTAGCGCGCGTCGCCGCTGACCTGCGAAACCTCAATGTCGCCTCCAAGCTGGGCCGCGCGGTCTGGGCTTCCTTGTCCGATATCCCCACCTACCTTGTGACCGCCGGCTACAACAAGCTGCCGTACTGGCAGGCGCTCAAGAACATCGGCGCGCAGGCCAGCGGCGAGACGCGCGAATTCCTGAACGCGCACGGCCTGATCGCCGAATCCCTGGTTTCCGACCTGAACCGGTTTTCGGGCGACCACATCCGCAACAACTGGTCCGGCAAGGTGGCCAACAGCGTCATGAAGCTGTCGCTCATGAACGCCTGGACCGACAGCATGCGCCGGGCGTTCCAGATGACCATGATGGGCGGCCTGGGCAAGATGGCCGGGAAGGAATGGGGCGCGCTGACCGAATGGGACCGCTCGCACCTGGCGCGCAAGGGCATCACTGAAGACGATTGGGCGGTGATCAGCAAGGTGCAGCCGACCGAGTACCGCGGCCAACAATACCTGACGCCCGAGGCGATCATGGCCACGGGCGCCGACAACGCGCCGCAGCTGGTGTCCAAGGTGCTGGGCCTGATCCGCGACGAGTCGGAATACGCGGTCATAAATCCTGACCTGGCCACGCGCGCCGCGCAGACTTGGGGCGGACAGCAGGCGGGCACTATCGGCGGAGAGCTGGCGCGCTCGGTCATGCAGTTCAAGAGCTTCCCCATGGCGATGATCTCCCGGCACTACCGGCGCATGCTGGACGCGCCGCGCGGGCTCGATGGCGCGCCGGTGGCCGCTAACCGCTTGGCGTACGGAACGGCCATCATGCTGGGAACCACCATCGCCGGCGGAATCGCCTTCCAGACCAAGGAAATGCTGGCCGGCCGCGACCCTGCCGCCGTGAACTCGGGCAGGTTCTGGTCCGAGGCGCTGCTGCAGGGTGGTGGCCTGTCAATCGTCGGGGACATGCTCTTCCAGGATCCGCGCGAGACGCCAGGAGGTTTCGCCGCCTCCGTGGGTGGCACGGTGCTGGGCCCGACTGCTGGCACCCTGTTCGACGTGGTGGGCCTGGGCGTCGAGAACGCCTGGCGCGCGGCCAGTGGCGACGATCTGAACCTGGGCGCCGGCGCGGCGCGCACGATCCGCGGCACGCTCCCGTACCAGAACCTTTGGTGGCTGTCGGGTGCTATCGATCACACCTTCTTCCACGCCTTGCAGGAAAACCTCAGCCCGGGATACTTGTCCCGAGTGGAGCGCCGCGCCGCGCGGCAGCACGACCAGGATTACTGGTGGCAGCTCGGCCCGGGCATGCCGGAGCGCGGCCCCGATCTTTCCCGCCTGTGGAGTCGATGATGAGGCAAGACCAATTCGAGCGCCTAGTGGCGCTGCAGGAAAAGCTGGTGGACGTGCTGCTGGATGAGCTGGATCCGGAGAAGTGGCCGGGCGCCGGCCTGACACCTGGGGCCATGGACCAGCAGACGCGCGGGGACCGGTACTGGTGCAAGAAGAACGTCGCCGCGACGCAATCGGTCCTCACCCGCAACGCCAGCCTGATCGGCCTGGTCCAGCGGCAGACGGCGGGCGACGGCGGTAGCGTCGAGGTGACGCCGGACGCGCCGGGCGCCGATGAAGGCGGCCTGGACGCGGAAATCCGCAAGGCCGAGAAGGAGGCCGAACGCGTGCTGGCGCGGGTCCAGAGGGCTACCGGCACTCCCCGATGAAGCGGAAGATCTCCTTCCTGGCCTTCTTCCTGATCTGGGCGAAGGTCCAGGGTTGGACCGTGCCGGACCTGCATGTCCGAATCTGCGACTGGCTGGAGCATTGCCGCGACCCCATGCGCGTGCTGCAGGTGTTCCGCGGCGCGGCGAAGTCGACGCTGTACGCCGTGTACAAGGCCTGGCAGCTCTACTGCGATGGCACCTGGGTATCCCTGATCTGGGCGGCCGACGGGCCGCTGGCCAAGAAGCTGACCCGGGACACCATCAACGTGCTGCGCAGACACCCGCTATGCGGTGGCATGCTGCCCACCAAGCCCGGCTCTCAGATGTTCTGGGTGTCTGGCGCCACCGACCCACGCAACGCCAGCATGACCGCCGTGGGCGTGAACCAGAACGTTACCAGCGCGCGGGCCCGGGACATCGACTATGACGACGTCGAAGTGCCGAAGAACATCCGGACGGCCGAGGCGCGGGAGAACCTGCGCGCCAAGATCCAGGAGGCCACCTTCATCCTCGTACCCGGCGGCCAGGAAACCTACATCGGCACGCCGCACACGCACGACTCTATCTACCCGGAAATGATTGCCGCCGGCGCGGCGTCGCTGACCATTCCGCTATTCGAAGATTCCGTCCGGTACGAAGATACGGACAAGGCCACGTCCTACCGCGTGCCCTTCACGCCCGGCCCGGACGGCCTGTATGTCATGGTGGGCATCCATAAGCACGCGCGACTGCTGGTGGAAGGGAAGGACTATCGGTTCGAGGGAGGCTGCATCATCTTCGCCGCGCCGCCGCGCGCGGTGCTGGACATCTACGGGCGCTGTGCCTGGCCAGAACGATTTACCCGGCCGGAGATCGAGCTGCGCCGCCAGAAAACCCGGACCCTCAATTACTGGGATTCCCAGTACCAGTTGCAGGCCAAACCCATCAAGGAGTCGCGCTTGGATCCCGAACTTATCCGCCCCTACGACGTGCACCCGCGCGTCGAGCGCGCGAACAAGGGCGTGCGCATGATGCTGGGCAATGTCCAGATCGTCAGCGCCAGGGCCTATTGGGACTGCTCCTTGGGCAAGGTCACCAGCGATGCGTCGGCGTTTTCCCTGATGCTGGACGATGCTGCGGGGAACGTGTATTGGCACGTCTGCGAGGGGCTGACGGGTGATTTCGCAGAGTTCAGCGACAGCCGCAACGCCAAGATCGAGGGCGGCCAGGTCATGCAGGCCTGCGCGCTGATCGAGCGCTTCAACATCCCCAATGTCTACGTGGAGACGAATGGCAATGGCGCCTTCGTTCCGCAGCTCCTGCAGCAGGCCCTCAAACAGCAGGGGCTGCACTGTGGAGTGAAGGCTGTGCAGGTCACCGGGCCGAAGAACCCGCGCATTCTGGATGGCCTGGAGCCGCCCATGAAATCGGGCGTCCTCTGGGGGCATGTCGACGTGCTGAACGGCCCGATGTGGGACCAGATGAAGGACTGGGATCCCTCGATCACCAACCAGCCCGACGACTACCTTGATAGCGGCGCTGGCGCGGTGCTGCAGGCGCCCCTCCGTATCGGCCGCATGGTCAGGGAAAAAGACGGGATTCCGTCCGCTGGTGGGCGGGAAGATTGGCGCCCAACAGGGGGTGTGCACGAAGTCACCCTCGAAACCTAGCCGCCGGCAGGGCCGGCGCTTGCGCCGGAGTCCCTGCCGTGACCGTTCCCGTCCAAACCAATCCGCGAACCGTGGCCGTAGGCAACGGGATCACCACGCAATTCAGCTTCGGCTTCCTATGTGTCGATTCGCGCGATCTTTCGGTCACGATCGATGGCGCGCCCGTCGCCGGTTCCCAGTACACCGTTGGCGGTCTGGGGCAACTGCAGGGCGGCAACGTCACATTTTTCACCGCGCCCGCGTCCGGTGCGCAGATCGTAATGGCCTTGACCGTCGTTTTGTCCCGAGCAACGGACTACCAGGATAATGGCGACCTATTCGCCCAGACGGTAAACCTAGACTTCGACCGTCTGTGGCTTGCCCTGCAAAGCACGAATTGGGGCTTGGGTCGCGCCCTGGTTCTTGGCCTCTATGACGTCGACGGGAGCGGGGCATTTCGAGCGAATCAGAACCGCATCCAGGACTTGGCCGATCCAATCGCTGGCCAGGATGCCGCGAACCGCCAGTGGGTGCAAGAACAGATCGCCAAGCTCGCGACGGATGATTCAGGCCAGGTCGTGGTCGACATGCTGGCCGACACCTCCAGCGACATGCTGGCGGCCGGAATGGTTGGATTTCGCCAGAACGGCATCGGCGCCATCGTGCGCGACCTGCTGAAGAAGGCTAGGGAAACTGTCAGCATCACGGACTTTGGTGCTGATCCGACGGGTGTCCTTGACAGCCGGGCGGCGATCCTGATGGCCGCCGACTATGTCAGCTCGCTGGGCGGCGGTCGTTTGTACTATCCTCCTGGCCGATACCGCATCACGGCACCGCTCACCTTTGGCGACGGTAGCAACTCGGCCAGTTCCACCAAGCATCACAACATCGTCCACTACGGATCCGGCGTTGGCACGGCGCTCGATACGACCATGCCGCGAGGCGGAACTGAGATTTTCTATGACGGCGCCGTGCTCGATGCTGGGGCGGTCGGCTTTGCCGGCCCTATGCACGGGATCTGCTTCGAAGACATCCATATCGATTGCAACGGGAAAGCCGCCTGGGGCGTGAATGTCGTTCACGTCACCGACTCGTTCTTCAAGAACGTGTCAGTCATTCGCGCTACGAAAATGGGCCTGAGGCTACGTACGCGCACGGGTAATCCTCCGGGCGTGGCTTACGGTTGCTCAAACAACGTATTCCTGCACTGCAATAACTTCTTCCCTGCCAGTGAAGATTGTGTCGGCATCTCGCTGGACTCCGGCGGCCCGGAAGGAAGCGCCATCATTGTGAACCCGGCCAACAATGATTTCATTGGTGGTGTGTACTTCTATGGGCATTCTGCCTTTTCGAAAGGTGTGCACCTTCGCGGCACCGACAACAACACGTTTCGCGGCACCCAGTTCATCCCGAATTCAAAGCCGTCTTTTGGGTACAGCGTCTATTTCGAACAGTGGCCCGGCGATCCCGTTTTCCCGATGGAAAACGTCTTCGACAACATCGGCGCATCCGATCCGGTTGGTGGCTCTTCAGGGACATTCGGGAACACGTTCACGATCTTCCAGGAAGGTGATGGCATTCCTATCCCCATGCTTCCCTACGTCAACGTCTACACGCACACCGGCAAGGAGATCGTGCAGGGGAAGCGCGCTCTTCGCATCCGGGATGTGGCCCAGGTGACACTCAACGGAGCGAACCAGGATTCCACCTCAGCGACCTATGTGGCAGTGCCTGGGCTGACGGCGACGTTGACGGGTGTGCTCGCGGGCTCAAGGATCAGGGTGACGCTTACCGCGCGGGTTGGGAAGCTGGTCGCCGGAGCGGGCGAGTTTGTGCTGTACCTGAACGGTGTGGCGCAGCTCGCGACGCGCACTTCCGTACCGGCGAACGCGCAGTTCCAGAACACGGCGATGTCGTTCACCACGTCAGTCGCCTTCGGAGGAGATTTTGCGGCCGGCATGTATTTCGCTTCGGACGACGGAAACATTGTGCGGGTGTCCCATGGTGTGCTGACCATGGAAGAACTGGCCTGAATCCGGAGACTAGCCCGTGAGCGACCAGTACCTGACTGACGCATTTATCAAAGACCTGCACGGCCGAATCGCGAAGCTGGAGGCCGGGCAGATCGAAAACACGACCGCCATTCACGAGGTGAGGGCAGACACCAAAGACATGGTGGAGTTGTTCCATTCCTTGGAAGGCGGCTTCAAGGTGATCGAGCGCCTGGGGCGGATGGCACGGCCGGTGGGCTGGTTTGCTGGGGCCGTGGCCGCCGTGCTGACGCTGTGGCAGACGATCAAGGGGTTCAAGGGATGATCCCCGCGACGCTGAAGCGCAAGATCCTGGCCGCAGCTGCGGGCGGCGCGCTGGCCATAGCTGGCGTGCTGGTGACGCACTTCGAGCCGGGCAAGGTCCGCGGCAAGCCTTATATCGACCCCGTCGGCGTGCTCACCGTGTGCGACGGCCACACCGGCCCGGACATCGATCGCAACCGGATCTACACGGATGCCGAGTGCGATGCATGGCGCGACGCGGACCTTGCCAGCGCCGACCGCGCTGTTCGCCGCCTGATCACGGTGCCGCTCAACGACTGGCAGCGCGCCGCGCTCATCGACTTCACCTACAACCTGGGCGCGGGCAACCTGGCCGAATCCACCATGCGGCGCAAGTTCAATGCCGGGGACTATTCCGGAGGCTGTGCGGAGCTAGAGCGCTGGGTCAAGGGGCGGCAGGGCGGCGTGCTGGTGACGCTTCCGGGGCTGGTGACGCGCAGGGAGGTGGACAAATGGGTCTGCCTGCAACCTTGATCGGCTGGAAGGGATACGCCGCGGCTGCCGTTGCCGGGGCGGTGCTGATAGCGGGCGTGGTGCTGGAGCGGCAATGGTATGGCGCCCGCCAGTACCGGGCCGGCGGTGATGCACGCCAGGCCGAAATCGAGAAACGCCAGGCCGCCATCGAGCGCGCCTGGCGGGAGGAAAGAGACCGTGCTGATGCCCAATTCCGCGGTGCCGTCCTGGCGCGGCAGCAAGCCGAATCCAAACTGGCCCAGGCTGAGCGTGATCGTGATGCCGCTTTTGCTCGCATTGGGGGGCTGCGCAAGCAGCTTGCCGCCCGGGACGCCCAGGCATCCTATGCCGGCGGCAGACCTGATGGCGCCAGCCCCGACTGGGTCGGCCTATTTGGAGAGTGTCTCGACCGAGCTCAACGCCTTGGACGCCGACTTGGCGAGGTGGGAAAAGACGCTGCAGGATGGGCTGACCAGGTGAACGGGCTGCAGGGCTATATCCGCGGTCTGGGGGCCAAGCCCTAGCGCGGCTCCATCCCCTTGCTGCGCCAAATAGGTAAAGGTAGACTAACCCAGTCCGCCAAGACATGGGTTCAGGCTTTCCACCGGGACCAAGAGAAGCCTTTAGGGATCCTACCCCTAAGGGCTTTTTGTTTTTATGCCTTCTCCGCGCGCTTGGCCTGCCAGAACCAGTGGCTGAATTTGGGCTCGTGCCTGGAATTGTACGCAATGGGTAGAATGGCTGCTTCCAATGACGGCCAAGAACAAACAATATGTCCCGTGAGCTGGTTCTTTACTGTGACGAATCCGATATTTCAGGCAAGCATTTCGCAAATTTCTATGGAGGCGCGCTAGTTGAATCCACCCATCTTCACGAGGTGGTTTCAACCTTGCAGGCAGCTAAGGATCGGCTGAATCTTGGTGCAGAAGTCAAATGGCAAAGAATCACCGAGAACTATGCGGGCAAATACATTGAGTTGATGGATGAGACCTTCGCGCTGATGCGGGACGGGAAGCTCAAGATGCGGGTGATGTTCACCCAGAATTACTTTGGCGCAAAGCAACTGACGCCCGCTCAAAGAGAAAACGGTTTCTTCCTGCTCTATTACCAGTTCGTCAAGCATGCCTTTGGATTTAGGTATTGCGGTGGCGATCTTGGCGCCGCTAGAGCCCGCATCTATTTCGACAAACTCCCAGATACCGATGAAAAGTGCCAGGCCTTCAAGGGGTACGTGTCAGGGCTAAATCGGAGCCGTGAGTTCCGCGGCGCCGGCCTTTCAATCTCTGAGGATCAGATTGCCGAAGTGGATTCCAAAGAGCATGTGTTACTGCAGTGCCTCGATGTAGTCCTTGGCGCGATGCAATTTCGGCTCAACGAAAAACACAAGGAAAAGCCGGAAGGAGCGCGGATACGTGGAAAGAGGACCAGGGCAAAAGAGGTCGTCTATAGGCATATTAACGGCCTGATCAGGGATATCTACCCTAATTTCAACATTGGGATCAGTACCGGCGGAGAGCCAGAGATGCGTTGGCATCATCCCTATCGCCATTGGCTTTTCAAGCCGGCCGACTTTGAAATTCGACCTCAATATGCGAAGCGGAAATAGAAAAGCCCCGCGCCAGCTACATAAGTGTCCCAAGTGGAACTTGGGCGTTCGCTGAACGAAGGGCTAGTTGCACTGTAACCCATAGGGCCAAAGTTCGCAACGCAAGAATAAGATCAATTCTTATCCTCGCATGATAAAAATGTAAGGTCAGTCCAGCTTGGATGCGATGTCCGTGGCAGACGCCCTATAGTAAATGAGCAAGCTGCGCGGATCGCGGTGGCCGACCATACGCGCCAGCTCCAGCAGTTCCAGCTTCTTGGCCAGGCGCGTGATCGCAGTGGCGCGGGCGTCGTGGAACGTGGGCCCGTCGACCGCCGCCAGCGTCTTGCCCTGTCTAAAATAGGCATCCCGCAGGCCAGCATTCACCGTGAAGACCCGATCTGGGTGTATCCCCTTCATCGCCTCAAGCAGCGCTATGGCGCGCCGGGATAGCGGCACATCGCGGGCGTCTCCGTTCTTGGATCTGGGCAGGTGCAGCATGCGCCGTTCCAGGTGGACGTGCTTCCATTCCAGCGTCAGGATCTCCCCCGAGCGCATGGCCGTTTCCAGGGCCAGCAGGAACGCCACCGCAGTCTGCTCGCGCTTGTCCTTGGGCGCGCCGTCGGTGTAGCCCAGTGCGGAAACGATATCCTCGATCTGCTTGTCGGTGAAGATGATCTTGCGCGCGGGGTTGTCCTTCGGCGTGATGACATCGGGCCAGGGGTCGTGATCCACGTACCGCCACTCTCCCAGCTTTGCCCGGGTCCAGATGGCGCGCAGCAACCCGATCTCGCGCAGCACGGTGGCGCCCTGAACCTTCGCCAGCCGCCGGTCCCTCCACGCCGCAAGGTCGGCTGGCCCGATGTCCTGCATCACCATCTTCGCAACCGGGTCAGCCTTCATGGCCGCAATCCTGGCCTTCTCCCAGCGCTCGCCCGCCTTGTCGGGGCTCACCTCGTCGGCGTACCGCTGCATGACGTCCGCCAGGGTCCAGCGCGTCACCTTGCCCGCGCGTACGTTCGCCAATTCCAGCTCGCGCCGATTGGCCCAGTCCATGGCCTCTCTTTTGGTGGAAAAGGTCTTGCTCTCGCGGTGGCCGTTGCGGGCGACTTCGGCCCGCCACGAATCCCCGCGCTTTCTGAAAGTGGGCAT